GAATCCGTGAACCAGTCGCTGGTTCTTTGATGTTTGGTAACAACATCATTTCTGGTGCTGTTGTACCTAGTTCAAATGCTATTGGTCTACACTTCTATCCCATCTGGGAAGCTGCTACTCTAGATGAGTGGTTGTATAATGGAGGTCCATACCAATTAGTAATCTTCCACTTCCTTATTGGAATCTCTGCCTATATGGGTAGACAGTGGGAATTATCATACCGTTTAGGTATGCGTCCTTGGATCTGTGTTGCATACTCAGCTCCTGTATCTGCTGCATTCGCAGTATTCCTTGTATATCCATTTGGTCAGGGTTCATTCTCTGATGGAATGCCACTAGGTATTTCTGGTACGTTTAACTTCATGTTCGTATTCCAAGCAGAGCATAACATTCTAATGCACCCCTTCCATATGGCAGGTGTAGCAGGTATGTTCGGTGGAGCACTCTTTAGTGCTATGCACGGATCTCTTGTAACCTCATCTCTAATCAGAGAGACTACAGAAAATGAGTCACAAAACTATGGTTACAAGTTTGGACAAGAAGAAGAAACTTATAACATTGTTGCTGCACATGGATACTTTGGTAGACTTATCTTCCAGTATGCATCATTCAACAACTCTCGTTCACTTCATTTCTTCCTAGCAGTCTTCCCTGTTGTTTGTGTATGGTTAACCTCTATGGGTATCTGTACAATGGCATTCAACCTTAATGGATTTAACTTTAACCAATCAGTCTTAGACGCATCTGGTAAGGTTGTTCCAACATGGGGTGATGTTCTTAACAGGGCAAACCTTGGTATGGAAGTAATGCACGAGCGTAATGCTCACAACTTCCCACTAGACCTTGCTGCTGCAGAGTCTACTGAAGTTGCACTTCTTGCACCTAGCGTAGGTTAATATGGAAATCCTATTCATTTTTGCTGCCATCACTGCTACTGCATTTGGAGCATATAAGATGACTCCTAAGGGTTGACAAAATCTAAAATTAATCTTAAGATGAGGGGAGCAATCCCCTCATTTTTTATGTCTGGAGATAGTAAAGAACAACCGAATATTTTTTATACAAAAGTACCTCAGAATGAGGCACACGATACTTTATTACTTCAAGGCAAAGTGAAATCTGTTTACAGTATTGCTGATGAACCTGAAAGAGTATACGTACACTTCCACGATAAAGTAACTGCTGGTAACGGTAGAAGAATAGATTTTCCTGAAGGTAAAGGTAAGACTTGTTGTTTGATATCAGCACTTCTTTTTGAATGTATGGAGAAGAGAGGAATCAAAACACATTATATTGATTGTCCATCTCTCGACACATTACTCTGCAAAAAATTGACTATTGTACCAGTAGAGGTTATAGTTAGGAACATCGCTGCTGGTAGTATCGTTAAGAATACTAACATCACTGAAGGACAGTTAATTAATCCACCTATAGTGGAGTACTTCCTTAAGGATGATGCTAAGGATGATCCGTTACTTACCTATGATAGGGTAAGACTGATGGGTATTGATCCTGAACCTATGAAGGAGGTAGCAATTGAAGTAAATACACATCTTCAAATGTTATTCACACTTATGGGTATTGACCTTGTTGATTTTAAATTGGAGTTTGGACACGATGCTTACGGCGATTTATTCTTGGCTGATGAACTATCACCTGACAACATGCGACTCTGGAAAAAGGGTACGAAAGAGAGATTTGATAAAGATCTCTTTAGAAAAGATGAAGGGGATATTGTCGAAGCCTATAAATATATTTTAACTCAACTGAGGCAGTTTGTTTAATGGAAGAAAATCCTTTTTGGGGTGAACCTACTCCCACTGACCTGTGGGACGACATGGACAGACTTAACTGTCTTTACGAAGAACTTGAATGGGATCATACAGATTACCTAGAATTTGCAATAGAAGGTAATCATATTACGATTAGGAATCGCTCACGAGAAGGACGTTAATAATTAAATCTGTATCATAAATAACCCAGTTGTATAACAAATTATGGCTACTATTACTCTGAAGACTCCAGACGGTTCAACTGAAACATTTGAATGTGATAGTGATACCACTATCTTAGATGCATTAGAGGAGGCAGGTTTAGATCATCCCTCATCATGTAGAGCAGGTGCTTGTTCATCTTGTGCTATGAAGATTGAAGAGGGTACAGTAGATCAAGAAGAGCAATCATTCTTAGATGATGACCAGTTGGAAGAGGGGTATGTCCTCACTTGCGTAGCATGTCCAACATCTGATACACTAACATTACTTGCTGAACAAGAAGAGAATCTTTACTAATGCAAACTCTAATACTCATAATGTCATTTGCAAACTTTGTATTCTATCCTTTAGTGATAGGTACAATCATTGCTGTAATTATTGAACAGATCTTTAGATCAATTGGTAAAGAAGAGAATGAAGGTGACGTGAGAAGAGTTGCGATCTCTATGGGTATTAGAAAGTATCTTTACAGACAAGCATGGATCTTTAATCTTGTTTGGTTTGTAGGATACTTTATTCTTATGTTTACTGTAGGTAGACAAGGACCACAAGCAATGCCTGATATGATTTGGCAGGGATAGAATGTACAAGGAATGTGAACATCTAGATCTATTCCCAACACCAGTCAGTCAATATGATCTATCCTTTTTAGATTTGGATAGTATTATAAAAATATTGGATAAATTTGAGGTTGCACCTCATGGTTTATTAGATGATTCTGATTCTAGTTACGGTTTAGATTTTACTATACTGTATGATGATGAATTAAAATTTTTAAAAGAAGAGTTAGACATATGTATTAATGAGTATGTGCAGAGAACAGGGTTGCAAGATATAGTTATTACTGGAAGTTGGTATAATAAAATGAAAACTGGAAGAAGACTTAACCTTCATAGGCATGAGGGTAGTGTTCTTAGTGGTGCTTTTTATCTTGATGTTGATGATAATAGTGTTCCTTTAAGGATGAGAAGTCCATTGCTTCCTTATAAAATGAATGATATGTATCAAAGGATGGACAATCAATATGCTAGTCCTGGTGTTATGCTTAAACCATCTAAAGGACAGTTGATTCTTTTTCCTAGTTGGATTGAACATGAAACTGATTCTGAACAAGGACATAGATGCTTAATATCTTTTAATACTTTCTATAATGGTGCATAAATAATAGCAGCTTGGGGAGCTGACATGGACCACGACGACTACAAAGAAGTACCGATTGATCTGAACACACCGTTCTATACTTCATCTTATGTGACGGAAGCAAAGAGTGCAGAAGAATGGAAAAACTTCTGGAGTAATGATGAGATAGTAGAAGAATATACCCACGATTCCGAAGGTTGCTAAATACTAAAAATAGTGTATGAAGTAGATGGCAGCAATACCTTTAAATCTTACTCTGGAACAGGGTACAGATTTTAGTGTCAATCTAACCGTAAGAAATTCTGATGGGTCGCCATTGAATCTCTTAGGGTACACTGCGTCTAGTGAAGTTAGAAAGCACTATACTTCCGCTACAAAATATCCTTTTGATGTTACCTTTGCTGATAGGGCACAAGGTAAGATCTCATTAACCATGACGGATACTGCTACTGCTCTCATTGGTGAGGGTAGATATGTTTATGATGTCTATATTACCTCAAGTAATGGTAATAAGAGTAGAGTGATTGCTGGTATGTTATTCGTATCACCTGGAGTTAGTTTCTAATGGCAGATTACGAAGTAACCTTTGATGCTGGTAGTTATAATGTTAATGTTGACACCTCAACCCCAAGTTATAATTTAGGTGTTAACTATGAGATACCATCAAAGTCAACACAGTATACCAATCTACTAGTTGATGACATTAAGGGTCAATTTAATGGTACTAAACAAACTTTTAATATTACTGTGGGTGGGAATCCCTATGTTCCTAAAGATCCACAGCAATTATTAGTTTCTGTTGCTGATATTATTCTCCAACCTGGAGTTGATTATCAAATAGCAGGTAGTACCATTACATTTACAAACCCACCTGCAGCAGGAGTAGATTTTTGGTCAAGTGCTTTAACTGCTAATGCAGATTTGACTAGAACAATTAATTTTGTTTTAGATAATGGATCTCAAGATATTACTACTGGATCAAAAGGTCAATTAAATTTGGATGTGACTGGTAGGATAGAATCTTGGATGTTGGTTGCAAATACCACGGGTTCAATCGTTATAGATATAAAGAAGGATACGTATACTACATATCCAGATAGTTTTACTTCTATAGTAGGAAGTGAATATCCCAGATTATCTAGTGAGAAGAAGGCAAGAGATGAATCATTGTCCACTTGGTCAACTCAATTGACTGCAGGTGATATTTTAGATTTTGATGTGGTATCTTGCAGTGGCATTCAGAAGTGCTCTTTATTCTTACGTCTAATCATTTAAAACTTGAAGCTTCAAATATAATAAATAAATCATAGGAAACAATGTTCAAACTGGAGAGCTCAGCA